CCTTCCTTTTGCGCCCTGACTGATCCCCCTTGTCCGAAAATTTCCTGGAGAGGAAATCTAACCTTGGACATTTGGTCTATATAAAAGGGGTTCCAGAAGCGACGCGGGGGGACTTCAAAAGGATCTGCAGCCGTCTTCTGATCAGATTTCCCTTGCAGTCGCTCTCTCCCTGTTCGATTCTGTTCGCTTCACAAAACGGGCATTGTGTTAACTAAGCCACATTGTAATAAATGCTTGTAGAATCAACGCTTGATACAATGTATTTTATGTTTAAGTTAACTACTCTTTTTTATGTGAACATGTACCACATCCGGACATCATTTGTAGCTGAATTTCCTCATTGCCTCGTTGATCGTTGTCTGCTCTATCCCGATGTAACGAAGCGTCTTCTTCTCATCTGAGTGATTGAAGATCCTCATTAGAAGAACAATGTCCTTTGTCTGCAGATAGAAGTGATAGCCGAAAGTCTTCCTCATTGTGTGAGTCCCTAAGTTGTCCAGGCCGAAAGCTTCACCTGCTTCATGTATCACCCTGTAAGCATATTCACGGCTTACCGCTTTGTTCACGGCTCTCGCGCTGGGAACCACATATTCATAATCCTTGTGCTTCTCGCAATATGCAGTAAGCGGCTTCTTCAGTTCCGCATTCACAGGAAAGATCTTCTCTTTGCCGGTCTTCTTCTCCCTGATCTTGATTTCGTCTTTCCCTCTCACATCCCGGATCTTCAGCTTCAGAATGTCAGAGATCCTCAAGCCGCTATAGATCCCGATCAGGAACATGATGAAATACTTCTCATCACGCTCTTTCAGGTAATCAGCAATGTCCTGGACTGTTGTTTTATCCCTTATCGGTTCCACAAAATTCATGCTTTCCACCAGACCCCTTTATTTTGCCCTGTGTCGCGTTCTGATACCTTTCTGGAACATTTCCTCAACCGCTTCGAAAAAACGCCGTACAAGTCAATCTGAGAGGTCGTTTTTTATGCCTTCAAGCAATTTCAGGTTCTTTCTGAACTCTTTGATGTCCGCGCTCTCTTTCACGCCGGTCATGTTGCCCTTTTCATCGAATACCGGAAGACTCTTCTTTAACTTGTGCTCTTTGTTGTGGCAATCCTGGCAAAGACATTCAAGATTGTCCATGTTCAGAGTCACGGAAGGGTCATTTATGTTCCAGGGCGTGATATATCTTTTGTGGTGACATATTGAAGCGGGTCCGCCGCACCTTTCACAGATGTAATTCTTCTTTGTCATGTAAAGGGTGCTTATCTTTCTCCATGCGGCCGATTTATAGAAGCCCCTTGCGTATTCCTTCATGCTTTAAGTCCTGCAGCCTTTATCTTCAGGCACTTCAGAAGGCTGTCTATCGTCCTTTGCAGTTTCACATCATCTGCATGGTCGGAATAGTACCAGAGCGTCAGGATGAAGCCGCTTACCGTTTCACAGAGCGGTTCCTCGTCCTGTTTCTCGATCGGGAACCCTGTAGACACTTCTATATATCCCGGAATCGCTTCAACCAGGCTTTGTATAAGTTCGTCATTGTTGCCTTCATCAACATGCAGCACATTACAGGCTTTTGATAAATTCATGGTCTTGTCCTTTCCTGATTTTTGAAAAAAAGCGGACTGCGAAAAGCGCCTGGCTTTCGCAATCCGCCCGTTTTTAAAGGTCTTTATGCTGCAATCTGTCAAAAGCAAGATTCTGCCAGCGAATACGCATTGCTATTTTCGTCTGGCAAGTATCGCCGGGAGCCGCTCGAAACTCGCCAAGGGCAAGATTCGCCCTGAGACCACACTTTGCAGAACGCAAGATTCTGCCAGTGACCACTTTTTGCAAAAGTGGTGCTCTCCCGTCTTCTTGTTGGGGATCTTACTCCCCAAACCCTCGCTTGCTGATTCTCAGCATTTTTCTATTCTGGCTTTCGCAGCGCTTCGCGGTTTTATGCAGAAGCCTTGCAGAGCTTCACGAAGGCTTCCTTCACGATCGGCTTGCAGTCTGCGATTGCAAGCGCCCGGTAATCAATGAGTCCCTTCCGGAAGCTGCTCTCAGTGCTTACTTCAATCGCGATCCCTTCCGGCATGTTGTAGCCCATGTACTGAGAGAAGTTTCCGAAGTAAGCAACGTCATCCGCGATATTGTCATCAACAACGACTTCGTGACCAAGGATCTTACCGATAGATTCCGCTTTCGGATCCGCGATGAAAACAGGACGCTTGTTTTCATCCACCATTCCATAGAAGACGTTGTAAAGGGTCGCGTTGTTCATCGCCCACTTTGCACCGGCAGAATATCCGCGCTTCAGGATAGCCACGGTTGCAACCACGTCCTTGTACTTCACATCATTTGCAGCCGGAACCTCGACCATGTTCTTTCCGTTACCGGAAGCTGTCCAGGTGATCCCGGATTCAATTCCGGTTCCCTGTCCGGATCCGGATCCGTTTACAAGTGCTTCCGCGATCGTCTGCATGACGCAAGCGGTCAGCTCCTCAACCAGGTAGCTTTCGAAAGCGTCAATGCTCATGCGCCTGGCCTTCGCACTGATCGAAAAGATCTTGATGATCTCGTAGCCGTCAAAGTTGATTGCTGTAGGTGTCACCTTCTCGCCGTCAACTTCCGCGCCCTCAACATGCCATGCTGCAGCGTTGCCGGGTGTCGCGATCGGGATACTGATCTTTGTAGGAAGTGCAAAGCTTCTGCATTCCGCAAAAAGCCCGCCCTGTTTCCTGGCCTTCACGATGATTTCATTCAGGGTCTGTGTGGGGATCACCGCGATTGCATCGCTCGCACTTGTGAAAGCGTCCTGGCGCTTCTCAGCAAGCTTCATTCCGGTATCGAAGGCCGTCTTCTCGATCTCAGTCAGGTTCTGGTTCAGAAGCTTCTTGAAGAAAGCGCTTCTGTATTCCTTCGTGTCGTATACGTCAGCGCCGAAAGTCACCTTTTCAGGCTCGCTCTTCATGCCGGTCAGGAAGCTAAGTGTCTGCTGCACACTGCTTCTTGTTTCCAGGTTCTCCCTTGCTTCCTTGATCCCGGCAAGCTCGATGTTATATGCTGAAATGTCAGCATCCGGGTTCTTCTCAATGTCAGCGCTGATTTCCTGGGTTCTCTTTTCAAGATCCTCAACGCTCTTTGTCCGGTAGAAGTTGAACGCTTCCGCAACTGTCTTGAACTTCATATATATCTTTACCTCACTTTTAAAATCTGGTTGATAAGCAGCTTTGCCGCCCTGGTATCTTCAAGCCGTTTCCTTCCGGCCTGTCTTGCGCTTCTTGCTTCAACGCTTGCTGTAGGGTAAGCCGGGAATGCTACAACGCTGCATTCCATCACCTTTTCGATCTTCATGATCGTCCTGGTATTGGTTGCAGGATCATACTGATCACCGCCCGGAGCTACTTTGAAAGCAAAGCTCATTCCGGAAAGATCCCCGCGCTTCACGGCTTCATATACAGTCTTTGCGTCTGCAGTGTCAGCTAATGCAGCTTTCATCTGAAGCCCTGCCGGGACAATTTCAAGCTGCATCGTTCGGGGAGTCCTGGCAAGCGGCACCTTCGTAACGTCATGTCCATAAAAAAGCCGCACATCCGAAAGATCCGCACCGTCAAGCGCCCCCCGACTGATTACCTCGATATACTCACCTGCCGGATCGTTTATCGTTGTGGGTGTGTCGTATACGATCGGCATCCCCACCAAATAAAGGCTTCCGTTTCCTGCCGGATCTTCAGCCCTTAATTCCGCTATTCTGATTTCCTTCATCCTTCACCTCACGTTGTAGTGTTAAAGAACCACTTTCCTCTTCCTTTTTTTGCGAAAGATTCCTTAACACTCTTTTCTACCCTTTTGGCTTCTTCATGCTTAGGGACAACATTGCTCTTCCGGGTCCTCACCGGCTCCACATCCGGCCTTTCTATCCGGCATTCCGGAAGTTTTACCGGCGGAATGATTGCCCTTGCTTCACGTTTCGGAAGCCTTTCCGGAACAACTTCTTCTCCAGAAAATACGTATTCCGACACACCGCAATCGCATATCTCGCCCGGATCCAGAGAAGCTCCGCAAAGCGGGCATGTCCGGTAATACCCTTTAGGCTTGTATTTCTTCCATGCCATCTTTTCCGTCCTCTTTCTTCTCAGTGTGGTTCAGCTGATATTCTGTTGCATGTTCCACATCAATGTAATTGAGCGACTGGATCCTTCTGTCACCGTCTTCAATCGCCGGAAGGTTCAGGATCTCAAGCGCCTGGTTCACGGTAAGGATCCCCATCGGAAGCAGTTCCTTGATCAGATTCACCTTTGTCGTGTTGCTGCTGAACTGCAGCCTTCCGCTTTCAAACATGATCGAGTTCCCAAAAGCCTGTTCCCGGTCGTTGAAGATCTTTGCTGTGAACTCCATAGAAAGCGCAACCGCAAAGGGTTCTATCGTGCTTTCGTAGAACGCGCTGAACTGGTCTTCTGTGTAACTGCTGTTTACAATGTTTTCTGTTATTCCAAGGTAATCATATATTTTCGCTTTTACTTCCTGGGTCTGATCCGCCGAAAGGATCACCGGCTTGTTTTCTATAGGCGTGTATTCCATCTGTTGATCAGTGGCAACTACACCGCCGTCATTGTTCACGCTGAGATAGTCTTTCACGAAGTCCGCTTTCGCTTTCTGCAGCTGTGTAGCTCCCATAAGCTGCGTGAACTTCAGGATTCCCCTGATATTCGCACCGGCCTTGATTCCGGATATGATCCCTTCATTCTGGGTCTGAGCAAGTTCCAGCGCCGGGTAAAGTGCGCTGTTGTCGTTTCCCAAAAGATCATTGCTGTTGAAATGCCGTCTAAGGTGGATCAGATCTGAATAAGGGAATACAAACTGCTTTCCTGATCGGAAAGTAAATCTGCAGTAAAGATTTCCTTCGGCATCTGCAAGCATTTCCGTATTCGTTGCTGTGATCGGATACACGCCGGTAAGGTTCCGCCCGGATCTTATAAGCAGTGCGAAAGCATTGTTGTAAAGGTAGTAATGAGTAGCAAGCTTATAAAGAAAGTCATAAGCTGACATATACGGATTAGGCCGCACCTGCAGGATCCTGTTCAGCTTGCAATCACCTTCTATCTTTTCGTGATCTCCGTACCTGATCACATGGCTTCCTTTCAGCTTGCCTATATTCCTGGCAATTGCGTCAACGGCTCCACGGTAAATATCATTGCTGTATGCATCACCTGTGAACGATGTAAATGCAGCTGTCGGCTCGTTTACAAGCCTTACCGCCTGGATCCGGCTGTCTTCCTTCCTCTTCAGGATCCCATCAAATAATCCCATTGCTTAAAATCTCCCTAAAATCGTCCGACCTGGAAAGACGAAATCATGCATTCCAGGCTGTTGATCATCATCTATCCCGATTGAAATAATCTTGTCCCGGTTTATATAGATCGTCCTGGCCGGATATTCCATTGACCTTACTGCAATGAAGCCCTGTAAGGGTTCCGCTTCATCATTCGTCTGCAGGTTCTCCAACTTCTGGTATTCTTCAAGAATGATATATTTTATGTTTACCATGTTTTCACCTTAATCTATTTTTACATGATTTGCTAATTATTATACTGATTTTTATGTTTACGTCAACATATAATGTATTTTGTGATGTTATACGCACTTTGTATTTTTATGTTTACATCATAGTAAAAAGAAATCAGGATGCGCTTTCAGCTCCATCCTGATTTCACAGTCAATCAATATTCATAGAAAGAATCCGGTATATCCTGTTGGCTTCCTGTTGGTATAAAATCATCATCCTCGACAAAGGTATCATATTGCGGCATGTATTTGAAGAAAGCTTTGAAAAACTGTCTTCCGTTTCGATTCTTTAACGAAACAAATTCAATTTCTTTCGGAATCTTTGTTTGTGCTTCATTGATCAGCCTTCTTTTTTGTGCTGTTGTGCTCTCTTTTGTGCCGCCCCTCGCGCCGGTCACCTGATAAAACTCCGTGTTCTCAGCGTCCAAGACGGCAAGCTGAAGGCCGAAAACATAGTCACATGTATATTCGATCATGCTTGTTTCTTTGAAGCTCTCATAGCTTACAGGCTCGTTGTTACTGGATCTGTTGAAGCTGCTTATCATCAACACAAAGAGTTCATTTTTCTTCTGCATGTCTTTAAGCGCCTTCATGTTTTCATCCGTATACTCGCGGACGGATCCGCGGAAGCCTTCCGGCGGCGCTATGATCTGCAGGTAGTCGATTATCACAACCGGCTTCACTCCGTTATGTGTCTTTATGAAGCCTTCAACATAGTCGCTTATATCCTTTGCCGTCATCCGGAAGTTCCCTGTAACGATCGTAAGCCTCTTTGCAAAATCGGCATATTCCTTCTTTATCTCTTCCAGGGCCGTGCATGTCTCGCCGTTCTTAATGTCTATGTTGGTCAGTTTTGTTTCAGGATCCTTTTCTATAAGCATCCTTGTAAGGCTCTTTGTTATGATCTCGATCGGCAATTGTTCCAGGGAAAAATACAGGACTGTTTCCCCCTTCATTAAGAGCCGGTCAGCAAGGTTTACTGCAAAGGTTGTTTTACCAAGGCTGCTTGCTCCACCAAGCGCCGCAAGCCCTGGGTAAAGCGTCACATACTTATCAAGATTCTTATATCCTATCTTCCTGTTCCGATACTTCCGGAAATACTCTATGTCTTTGTCAAATACTCCATTGTTCATGTAGGTTTCGACATCATCGGTTCTTAGTCCTTCAATCACCGGCTGCATTTGCGTCCCCGGCGGCAATGCTATGCCGGGTGAAAGATCTCTTTCGATTTCCTTGAACTCTCGTTCAGAATAAACATTGTGCTGAAACTGGTTAAACTGATTCTGAGCCATTCTTGATTACCCTCTAAGCTTTGCTGTATATTTTTCTTTTGCGTCTTCGTATCCTCTGATATAACAAGAGTAAGTAGCCCTTACCAGAAGCAGCCTTAATTCCGAAAGACTGGTATCTCCGCTCAACAATTCGGGAAGCGTTTCCATCGCACAATCCACGTATCTTTTTGAAAGTTCATCAATGTCTTTGTACACCTTATAGCTTTCAGTGATCTTCATACTCCAGATGTCTGTACGATTCGGGAAGCTGATTACATTTTCGTTCATTTGCATTTACTCCTTTCTTGTTTTTCCGGAGCAATATGCTATAATCATAGCGATTGCACCGGAATGCCGCGTGCTTTCAGATGATAGGGAATGCTGTGTTGGTTGACCGCCTTTTGCAGCGTTCCTTTTTTTGTCCTCTCGTTTGCTCACTCCGTCACCTCTCGCGGATCCGTTTAGAACGGTTCAATATCAAGTGCTGCGCAGTAAAAAAGATATTCGTCTATTCCACCGAAAAGAAACGCTATAGCCCCTTCTCGACAGGTCTTGATCACCGGGTTCCTTTCATATTCCTTGTCTTTGATGTAATAGGTATATGGAGTCTGTTTTTTATCCACCTTTACTCTGAAGCCTGTTTCTCTTCCTCTTTTTTTGATTGCCGATTCTCCTATCATATTGCTTTCTTCCTTTCTTCGTTCATCTGGGTTCATGCTGCATTTTATTGGTTCAATGGAATCACCACCTTTCTTTTACTTTTATAGAGACCTTCGCGAAGTTGCGTCTTCCTCCACGAAGTTGCGTCTTTGTTTTTCACCTCTTAAACGCCGTTTAAGCCGCCTAAACTGGTTATTCTCTAAAGTCTTCGCCTTTTAGAATAACCTTTTAGGAAATCGGTCAGTCATCATCAGAAGGCTTCTATCTTGCGTTTGCAGCCGCTCGTTCATAGATTTCGTTATACCCTAATGCTTGCCGGTATTCTTCCATGTTCCTGAAGTATGTGTTCATCAGTGCGGTATATTCCGGCCTGTGAAAGCGGCCTTCTTGATAGGCTTTTATGATCCTGGGCTGCAGCTTCTGAAGGTTACCGAAATCCTCATGCGTTGCGGTTCCAGTGTCCACCTTTTCGGAATACTCGCATAGCTCTTTCAATATGTCTGTAAATACACTTAACCCATACATCTATATGCCTTTCCTCTCTATAGTTTATTATATAAAGGCGTGCGGCGCCCGGAAAGAAGCCGCCACGCCCTATATTAATATATTAAGATATTAATATATTAGGGATTCCAAAAAGCCCTTGAGCCCTTTATTTATAAGGGTTTCAGAACTTTGCTTGTAGCACTTCTCGGCAATTTTGTAGCACTTCTCGGCAATTTTCGTAACACTTCTCGGCAATTTTCGTAACACTTCTCGGCAATTTGTAAACATGGTAATATATGTTTACCTTTGTATTTTTCCTTCATGTGGAATAACGATAATGAGCGAATCAAGTGTTTTTGCTGTCGGGATAACAGCGGGATCATCTGGATCAGGAAGGCGGATGTTCTTATATCGCTTGTCGAGTTCTGTCATTGTCCGGAGAAGCTCCCACGTTCTTTTAAAGCACCTCTTTAGTAGCTGTCTTGGGTTTTTTGATTCTTGTAGACGTTTTTTTAGTTGTTCGTTTCTTTCTATGAGAGTCGTTGCCGCTATATGGTATTGGTTTCCCCCCGCCTTCTCCATCCCCTGGACAATAAGAAAAACGTTTTCAACGGCTGCTTTATTGCGCTCTTTCGCGATTGCGCTCTTTATAAGGAATGTATCTGAAGGAAGTCTTCTGGGCGTTCTTTTTGATCCTAAGCGTTTATTGTATGCGCTGTTCTTTATCGCTTCTTTATAAACGGCATCAATTACATGTAGCAGGTATGGACTTGAAAACGAAAAAGAGTTTTCAGAAGCATCATATCCTTCGAAGTTGAAAACAGGGTAGTAGCTTTTGTCAGGCCTTCCGTTTCGTGTTATATGAAGAATACCCACAACATTATGAAAAGCTCGCATATCATCTATTATTGCATTTATTGTTTTTTCGTCTGAGTTTCTTTTAAGTCCTAGGTAATCAGCGAGTTCCGGGAAAAACATTTTATGTACTTCCGGGATTTTTTCCTTCTTTTGGGTGAATTCATTATACTTCATAAGAAGAATGGAATAATAAACCCTTAATAGAGGAAGGTTGAAATTTTCTATCCCTTCTTTGGTTTTGAAATTTTGAAGTTCAACTTCACTTACCTGTTTATAAGAGCCTGCAAAGAATAGCTTTCCATTTTGAAACTGCAAGTTATCCATGCTAACGAGTGCCTGAAGGTAGGCTTTTCCCTCTTGGTGGAAACTTGTCGCATATTCGTAACCGTTAAATGTTGGTATTGCAATATGGTGTGGTAATTTGCTTATAGGATTGCCTTCGACCTTTGCTTTTGTCCTATATGTTTTCTTTGATTTAAACTTATATAAAGCGGACACCATGCCAATAGAAAAAGAGTCTAAAGCGAGAAATTTTTCTTCTTCCGATCCAGAAGAAAAGGCAAGGAAAATTTCTTCCGGGACATCATATTCCCCAAAACAATTTTCTATGTCTTCCGGAGTGATTGATGAGGCAAATTCCTTCATTCGCTCTTCGTCACTCATTATGTCCCATGCTTCAGGATTCTTCCTGTAATCTCTTATAAACTCTTTTAAGAAGTCTTCGTTACGGTCGAAAGCCTTTAATATCTTCTCCTTCTGTTCCGGAGTGGGATCTTTCATGTTATTTTTCACGCTGTCACCTATTCTTCTTTGTACAGTTTCCTGTATTCCAGATAATTTCTGAGATCTGATTCCAGGATGTAATACTGTCTGTCAGGCCGGATAGCCTTTAGCTTTCCTCTATCAATATTCTTCCTTACCGCTTGTTGCTGCACTTTGAGAATTGCGGCAACTTCTGTTGTTGTGTATGCTTTTTCACCGTTGATTTCAATCATATTATCACCTTACCTGTGAGGAAGAAGGCTGTCCGTGTCGATTCCTTCGATGAATTGATCAAGTGCCATCTGAACAACCTCTTTCATCGTCAACCTTTCTGTATAAGCGTAATCCTTCAGGGTTTCCAGGGTGTCAGTTTCAACAATGAATGTTGCCCTTGTCCATCCTTCAGTAAGCCCCTTCTGAGGTCCTTTTGTTCTTACAATCTTTTCGTTTCTGGGTCTTCCTATCTTTGCCACGTCTACATTCAGCCGTTCCCGTTCCGCTTCTGCGTCAAACGGTTCCGATTCCAAAAGCGGATTCATTCCAAGTCTGCTAGCCATATTGTTTCCCCTCTCGTATAATGATTAAATCTATTAATGTGTTTACATATTAAACAATGCTTACTAAGTAAATTGTGTTTCTATTTCCTTGACAAGATTCATATACTGCAGTGCGCCTTTGTCTTTCGGCCTGAAAGCGAAAATGTCTTTTCCATAGCTAGGAGCTTCTGAAAGTGCCGTGTATGTTCCAATCGTAGTCTTATAGACCTTGTCCCCGAAAGCTTCCTGGAGTGTTTCCAGAACCTCTCTGTGTGATACATATCGTTGATTATACATCGTGACAAGCACGCCGCCGATCTGAAGCTTCGGGTTCATGCGCTGCTTTACTATCTTCAGCGTTTCGGTAAGCTGAGCAATTCCATCCAGCGCGTAATAATGAGCCTGTACAGGAACTATTACGGCATCTGCAGCCGTCATAGTCATTATTGAAACTGTATCAAGCGTTCGCGGCGCGTCAATAAGAATATAGTCGTATTCCGTCCGGATCTGTTCAACGGCTTCCTTCAAGAGCATTTCGCGCCCTGGAACCGTGCTGAACTCAATATTTGCACCTGATAGAAGGCTGTCAGCCGGAATAACGTCATAGCTTCCGGAGCTTGCCTTCCTGATTGCCTCATTAATATCGGCTTTCCCTTTGAGAACTTCATAGATTGTCGGATCATCTTCCTGAAGCTTGATACCTGTTCCTTTTGTAAGGTTTCCGCTAGGATCCATGTCAATAAGAAGGATCCTTTTCCCTGAAAGGGCAAGGCCGGCGCCGACGTTTATAACGCTTGTTGTCTTTCCAACGCCGCCCTTCTGGTTGACAAAGCTTAGTATCTTCATTTTTCATTCCCTTTTATGAAAGCATCAATGTAATCTGCTATTCCCCGCGCTGCACTTTCCTTCAGCCCTGCCTTTGTCATCTTCTCTTCATTGTAGTCCTGGTTATCCGGAAAAGTAGCTGCTTCACATCCGATATTCTTATTAGGAATGCAGATGAAGCCGCCGTTAACGTGTTCTCCATAGATCACCAGGTAAGGAAAGCCATCAATAGCAAGGCTTCGTTCAAACAGTATGCGTGTCGATCTCGTAAAATCGCCTTCTGTCTTTGCAATCAAGTTACCATCACCTCTCTTTCTAAATTAAAATAGTAATATGTACCGTAAACGTTACTATATTTCATGAATATTGTCAACCTTTGAAAAAATATATAAGCCATAATATAGTATTACTATGTAAACATAATAAAAGCAGTCAACACAAAAATGCTGACTGCTTTTATTATGATACCTATATATTCCATTGTCCTTTTGTGTGGACAATGGAATATAGCCCTGTATGAGAGTTACGGCTCGTATCCGAAAGGCTTGATCTGATCCTGTTTCGGATTGATCTTGATGTTCTTCACGTATACAAACACTTCACCGTTGTAATCGTCCATTGTGTCAACTCTGGTAACCGAATACCAGGACTCTTTATATCTGATCACATCGTATTGCTGTATGTCATCCCGGAAGTTGAAGACAAAGAGCCTTGTTTCATCGTCAAGATATATCCGCGCTGCAAAGATCTGGGTCTCTGTAAGCTGCTTTGTGTAGCACCATAATGCTGAAGCTGTCAAAGGAACATAAGACGTTGATTTCCCTGATCCGCCGCCTTCGTACTTTCTGTAGATCAGTGCTTTCTTATCCTTTAAGAAGTATTGTTTTGTAGCCATTGAAGAAGCTCCTTATCCCTCTATAGCATTCTTATATTCGTTGTAATGCTCGTAAAGTCCCACATAAGCATCCAGAAGGCTTGCAAGGCCGTCAATCCGGTACTTCGGACTTTGAGCCTTCACCGGCACTATGTTGCCGTTCCGGTCTTCCTGTATGCCTGTATTGGTCATGCACCATTTAAGAATGCTGCTGTTGTTGTAATTTACCTTCTTTGCCTTCAGATCTGCACCAAGCATCTGCATCGGAAGGGAAAGGGTCTTAGCTCCCTGGATGCAGCGAACCATCCGGAACCCCTTCTTTTCCATCTCTTCAACCCAATACTTAGCGCTGTATGAGTCGTAATAGATCCAGGCCGGAACTATCTCATACTTATCTATCATTTCCACGAACCAGGCTGTAACGTCACTGTAATTGATGCTGTTTCCATTGCAGAGCCTTAACATCCCGGCTTCATACCACTTGTCATAAGGAATCTTTTCATCTTTCACCCTGGATTCAAAGTTGTCAGCCGGTAACCAGTACATTTGATGAACATATCTTTTTTCGTTTTTATCCATCAAAAGCAGTGTTGCACATGTAAGATCTGTTGTTATGCTGAGATCCGCGCCGCCAATCGCGTACATCCCCTGGAACCTCTCAATATCGAAAGTTTCCTGGTTGTCTATATCGTCAAAGGTAAGCCATGCCGTACTGATCGAAGATATGACATTGAAATCCTTCACAAGAAGCCCTGTCAGGTCTCTAGGGCTGTTCTTTGCCCTTTCAACCTTGTTCATCAGATCCGAAAGCTTCTTGATCCGGTTCAATCCAGGGTTCGCCTTCTCCCATGCCATCGGATCAGACCATTCCTTCTTACTGTCAAGTTCATACAGGATCGGAAGAAAATGATCGTCCTGGATCGTACCATCGCACACACCGCAAGCATATTTGTACATGTCATCAAAGATGCATTCCCGGATCGTTCCGGCGGTCGTGATCATCACAAGAAGCGGCTGCCTTCTCGCGCTTTGTGATTGCTGCATGACCTCATAAAGGTTCCTGTCTTTGATGCTATGCAGCTCATCCATGATAACAAGGTGACTGTTCAGGCCGTCCAGGGTATCACTGTTCTTTCCAAGCGGCTGCATCTTTGAGAAGGTAAGTGAAAAGTACAGGTCGCTTTTCCTCTTCCTGATCACCTGCAGAAGATCCGGACTTTGCTTTACCATGTTGTAAGTCTCATCAAAGATGATCCGCGCCTGGTCTTTCTTACTGGCAACGCTGTAGACTTCCGCGCCCGGCTCGTTGTCAGCAACAAGCATGTAAAGAGCGATTCCGCTAAGCATGGTAGACTTTCCGTTTTTCCGCGCAACGTAAAAGAGTGTTTCCCGGAAGCGCCGCAAGCCGGTATCTTCTTCAATGAAGCCAAACAGAGCTGAGATAAAAGCCTTCTGGAACAACTCAAGCAGAACCGGTTTCCCGGCCCATTCACCTTTACTGTGCTTGCAGAACCGTTCAATGAACTCTATAGGCCGGTTCGCCTTCTCTTCATCAAACAGGTAAGGGCTGCCAAGATCTGTCATGTCCTTGTACAGCTTTTCATACTGCTTCCTTACTCTATTGCTCACTATGCAGCGCCCGGAATGGATCTCTTCAAGATACTGTTCTATGTAGTTCATTCAATGCCCCCTTTGATGAAATCATAGATTGCATTGCTCTTTTCCGCTTCCTGGGTCTTCGGCATCAGATCAGTAAGCTGCTTATACAAAGATCCGTATCTCTGTATCATCTTCGTATAGCTTGTAAGGGCTGTAGCTTCACGGGTGAATTGCTGCTTTCCCTGAACAAACTCTTCTTCAGTCCCCTTCTCTTTGATCTTCCGCTTCAGGACGATCAGAGTGTCATCCATGAAAATAAGCTCGTCTATGATCTTCTGGCCTATATACTTCTTATCTTCCGGTATCTTCTCCAATATCGCTGTAAGTTCAGCGACCTTCTTCTTTCTAGGCATGATCTGCACCTTCCTTTTGCGCCCTGACTGATCCCCCTTGTCCGAAAATTTCCTGGAGAGGAAATCTAACCTTGGACATTTGGTCTATATAAAAGGGGTTCCAGAAGCGACGCGGGGGGACTTCAA